CTCTTACACGTCAGACAAAGAATCCCGGGCTGAATGGGAAAGCATGTTCGAGAAAGGCTTCGAACTCCTTGGTCTCAAACTAAACACAACCTCAGAGCCTTTCGAGGGTGCCTGCACAGCCGTACATCCCCTACTGATCGAGAGCGCCGTCAAGTTCCAGTCAAAGGCTTCCGAGGAACTCTTCCCCCCACAGGGTCCTGTAAAAGCCCAGATCATCGGCAAATCCAATGCTCAAAAAGAAGACCAGTCCGAACGTGTCCAGTCATTCATGAACTTCCAGCTCACCGAAGTAATGCCCGAATACTTTGACGAATTCGAGCGTATGCTTTTCCATCTCCCACTTGTAGGCTCGGCATTCAAGAAAATCTACTACGACCCAGCATCGGAACGCCCTGTCTCCGAGTTCGTCCCCGTTGACCAGTTCTATGTCTCATACAACGCCACGGACCTACGTCGGGCTGACCGATACACCCACGTCATTTACATGACCCCTCACGAACTCCAGAAGCAGATCATGTCCGGGATGTATCGTGACATCGATCTCTCAGAGCCCGGAAACTTCCAGCCATCGACCATGAGCCAGACAATCAACTCAATCATGGGCATCGAATTCAACGCCGAGCACGACAAGCAGTACACCCTGCTAGAACAGCATCTGTACCTCGAACTCGACGATGACGAATTCCCATCACCTTATATTGTCACCATCGAGAAAGACTCTGGTCAGGTCCTCGGCATCCGACGCAACTGGAACGAAAACGATCCCACCCGTGAGAAGAAGATGTACTTCACTCACTACAAATACGTCCCCGGCTTCGGCTTCTACGGTCTCGGCCTGATCCATTTCCTTGGGAACATGACCATGTCTGCCACTCTGGCAATGCGTTCCCTCCTAGATGCTGGCCAGTTTGCCAATCTCCCCGGCGGCTTCAAGGCCCGTGGCATCAGGATTGTCGGCGGTGATGACCCCATCGCCCCCGGCGAGTTCAAGGAAGTCGAAGCAACGGGCATGGACCTGAACAAGGCCATTGTCCCACTCCCATACAAGGAGCCTTCCCAGACCCTGTTCCAGCTTCTTGGCTTTATCACGCAAGCCGGTCAAAAATTCGCAGACTCCACGGACGCTGTGGTATCTGACGCATCGAACTACGGCCCCGTGGGAACGACCTTGGCCCTGATCGAGGCTTCAGCAAAGCTCTTCTCGGCCATTCACAAGCGCCTACACAAGAGTCAGAAAGACGAACTAAGAATTCTGGCCCGGTTAAACTACGAGTTCCTCCCAGATGAGCAGATGATGATCCCTATTCCGGGCCGTGAACTCCCTGTCACCCGTGCTGACTTCGACGGACGTGTCGATATCATCCCGGTCTCTGACCCTAACATTCCCTCACAGGCTCATCGTCTGGCACAGGCCCAGCTACTTCTCCAGATTTCAGCACAGTCAGCCCCCGGCACCTATGACATGCGAGAAGTACACAGGTCCTTGCTCACAGCCGCCGGTGTACGGGAACCATCACGTTTCCTATCCGCCGAAAAGCAACCTCAGGAACAAGATCCTGTCTCTGATATTCTGGCGGCATCAAAGGGTCTCCCGATCTCTGCTTTTCCCGGTCAGGATCATCAGGCATACATCCAAGTCTTCACAGCATTCATGCAAGACCCCAGCCTCGGCCAGAACAAGATTCTTCAAAGCATCGGTCCGATCCTACAAGCCGCCATCAGGGATCATATGATGATGCAGTATCAGGAGACCATGAGTGGTCTGATGAATGAAGCCGGTGCCGCCCAGCAAAACCCAGATGTCATGCCCGAGATCATGGCCGAGGCCGCACAACAGATCCTGAATGCTAACCAGCAGCTCGGTCAGTACCAGAGTCTGGAACAGCAGCAATTAGCCCTAGAGTCCAGAAGTCTTGAGCTAAAGGAAAAGAGCTTAGATCAGGACAACGCCAAAGAGATGGCGGACCTCTCCCTGAAGAAACAGGAACTCGACATCCGCCGCCGTGGTCAGGACATCGACGCAGCAAAAGACATCGGTGTCAACACAATCCGAAACAAGGAAGCCGAGAACAAAAAGGACATCATGCTCCAGAAATTCCTCTTGGAAGGACTCGGCAAGATGCGAGACATTAACAAAGCAGAGACCAAAGGATTTGCCGACGGCGGAGCCGCAGAAATCAAAGGGTATGAACCCGGAGGCAAGGTAAACTTTGACGATGTCATTGCCTTGATCAATAGCTACGATCCTGAACAGCTAGGTACTGGCTCTGATATTTACCCCGACGAAGCCCGTGCCATGGCAGAAGCAGCAGCATATCGAAACAACATGAGTATGTACGAAGATATTCAGAACACTAAGAGATCACAGTTCTCTGAAACCCCGGATATTAATGTATCAGGGTTAAAAGTACCAGAAGTAGAGCCCCTGTCTCCCACCGACGCAAGCATGTTCGAGGCTATGCAGAGTCTACCAGAAGTAAAGCCCACGGCATCCCAGAGTCCGACAGAAGTAGCAGAACCTACACCTACGACGTTCACAGAAACATTAAGTGATGTAATACAGACTGGATCTCCTCAATATGCTCCTGATAGAGGCGACAATCGGCCCGGAATATTGGCAGTAAATATGTTCACAGCAGAAGTAGGTGGACGAGAAGGTTTCAAGCCTCATTTCGATGATAAAGGGATATTCACTCTAGGTTACGGTGTTGTTCCTGATAAGGGCAGTGTTACTATTGTCACGGATGCCAAAGGCAACATTGATTGGACTCAATCTGATATCTCCGGTGCCACTAAAAATGGACTAGCGTTAGCAGACTTCGGTGATGATCAGCAGGCTTTTGCAGCGGCTGTTGCCCGTCAGTTTTATGATCAAGGCTCCGAAGTTTTCAATAACAAACATGGTGATGGTAAGTTCGAATCATATAGTCCAGAGGCTCGTTCAGCGATGCTGGATCTTATGTACAATGGTGGAACGGGCACAATGGAATGGAACGACGTAAAAACATTTTTGGATGCGTCAGAAAAAGTCGGGACTGAAGACTATGGTACGGAAGTACAAGAGGATCTCATCAATTTGACACAGACAGAAAATTTCCTCATGACATTAGACGACGGTACGAAAACATTCCCACGAGGTCTACTAAAGAGACGACTTCTCGCATATAACATGGTTGCACCGGAACAAGACCAAGCAGACAGGATCGAAACCTTAGGAAGAATGGAAGATGGGAACCGAACAGGAACAATTTATAACATCTACAAAGCAGACGGCACACTTTTGCAAACATGGTACTCAGATGATAAAACTGAAACGTTATCCGCAGACCTACGATCAAATGGCACCCCTTACGGCGACGTACCAGTAGAGTAACATAGATGCCTTGGCGTAATGTAGGAAATGTGGTACAAAAGAAAGTAGGCGGTAAATGGAAGAAACATGCCAAGGCTTCTTCTGTTGATAACGCCAAGAAAATGATCCGTCGTCTTTACCAAGTCGAGCGGAAAACGACAAAAGGAAAATAGGTATTATGAAAGGCAAAATGAGCAAGGGTCCCGGTAAACTGGCCCCGAGTCAGGATTGGTCCACCCTTCCATCTTCAGAGTGGACGGAGCGAGCACATGTTGCCGTTTTACGTGGTGATCCTTCCAGTGATTACAACACAAACGTGACGCCAACCATGGCAAATCTTTCCTCGTACACGGCAAAGGCCAGCCGAAGAAAGTAATCCACACTGTTTGAAGACCTAAAATCCGAGATTCGGCAGGAAATTGATGGTGTCCAGTCGAGTCTGTCCAAAGGTGTTTGCGAAACTTATGCAGAGTATCAGCGCATGGTAGGAATGATCCACGGCTTAGAGTTGGTCATTTCAAAGTGTTCTGATATTGAGAGAAGACTCACCCAATATGACGAGGAAGAATTTTAACCACCATGTTTGAACCAGAACTAAGCCGATCCATGTTAAATGATGACTGGCTCTCAGAGTCAACTATCCCAGATCCAGAACCACTCCCAAAGATCCCCGGCTATCGCCTCCTGATCCGCCCTGTGCCGATCAGGGCAAAGACAAAGGGTGGCATCATTCTCCCCGACAAGGCCAAGGATGACATGAAGTACCTGTCAACGGTGGGCCGTGTTCTCTCCGTGGGAGACTTGGCCTATGAAGACAAGGACAAGTTCCCAAAGGGAGCATGGTGTAAACCCGGGGACTATGTTTGCTACGGTAAGCACACAGGTGCTAAGTTCTTATACAAGGGTGTCAGACTAATTATCTGCTATGATGATGAAATCACCATGGTGGTAGAAGATCCTTCAAGTCTTGACCCAATGTTTAATCTATCTAACTAAGTACCCAGAGACACAAAGGCGTAATTCGATTGATTCGCCCCCAACGGTGACCATAAGGTCACAGGAGAAAAGATAAAAATGTCCGAAGAAAACGAAGACGGTTGGTCAACCATCAACACCAGCCCCGACAATAAGAAAGAAGCCCCCCCTGTAATTGAATTCGAAGATAGCAAGGGTGATCCTATTGCCCCTCCAGAATCCACGCAAGTTGAGCTTGAGTTTGTGGAAAAAGACCCCACCACCACCCCCCCGGAATCACAGGAGCCCGAAGAACTACAGGGCATCAACACCAAGGGTGCTGAGAAAAGAATCAGAAAACTGGTGGCACAGCGAAAAGAACGTGATGAACAGCTCACGCTTGCCATGGATAAGATCAGGTATCTTGAAGGCGCTTTGTCCGACAAGGACAAGAACATCACTGATTATCAGAGACAGTCCGTTGATTCAAAGAAGGACGAGATCCAGCGCCGTGTAGAAACGGCAAAAGCATCTTTCTCCCGGGCCTTTGACGACGGAGACAAGGACACTCTTGTAAAGTCGCAGTCTGATCTATCAGAAGCTCAGGCTGAACTCAAGATGCTTGAGTACGCTGTTCTAATGAATCAGAGCCGTGGTACTACACAAACAGATGTCTCACAGCCTCAGGCAACACCTCAGCGTCCCACAGAGCCGCAGAAGTTTGACGAGGGTGCAGTTGAATGGGCAGAGAAGAACGAATGGTTTGGCAAGGACAAGATCGGTACAACCATCGCCTTGGCCATGGATCAGTCTTTGAAAGAAGAAGGCTTTGATCCAAGAGATGACGACTTTTATGAGGAGCTGGACAAGAGATTGTCAACAGAGCTTCCCGCAAGGCTTCGTCCCGGTGGTGGGGACGTAAAAACTAACACCCAAGTAGTAGCCGGTCAATCACGCAGACAGGCAACCTCAAATAAAGTTAGATTGACACAAGCTGATGTCAGTCTTGCCAAGAAATGGGGCCTTACTCTTGAAAGGTATGCAGCCGAAAAGAAGAAAGCAGAGCGATCTGCCGGTGACTATACCTTGATTAACGGATAGCGTGGGAGAGACACAACATGGCACGAGTAGTAGAAAAAAAATCAAGAACCGATAGCGAGCGAGACAGGGATTCACGTCTACATACAAAAGAGCGTCCCAACTGGCTAGACATCCCGGAGCATGTGATCAACACGTTTGATGACAAAGGCTTTGCCCTAAAATGGGTCCGGATTTCAGTCAGAGGCGAAGAGGACACCAAGAACATCGGTGTCCGCCTTAACGAAGGTTGGGAATTTGTGACGGAAGAAGAATGTCCTGATATGGCTCGTAATTTCAAAGGTCTTGATCACGGTCGTCTTTCTGGTTGTATTATTCGTGGGGATGTAGCCCTTGCAAAAATGCCCCACGAGCTGAGAGAAGACCGAATTTTTAGAGCCAACGAACGTACAAGAATGCTCAACGAAGCTGTGAATAACAACCTCATGCGAGATAATGATTCACGGGCTCCTATTACTAATGCAAGCAAATCAAGGGCAAGGACAGGCAGGTCCGCTCATTTCGATGGGTAAGACACTGCCACTCAGAGCTATCAAGGAGGAAATTTAATGGCTTTGAATAAAGGTTTAAATGGCCTAGTCCCTGCTAGAATGCGAGGCTCGGGTGCCAACTCAGGTGGCACCACCCGCTATCGTATCGCCAACACTTTCGGTTCAAGCATCTTCTCAGGAGATGTCGTAAAGCTAGGCTCATCAGGGACTGTTGAGGTCATCACCACGACTACTGATCACGTTCTCGGAACCTTCCAAGGTTGCGAATACGTCGATCCCGTTAGCAGGCAGCCAATTTTCGGTCGTTACTGGCCTGCCAGTACATCGTCTGTTGACGGAACCCCTTTTGCAATCGTCAATGACGATCCTGCAACTACCTATCTCATTCAGGCTGACGCCACTGTCTCCCTTGGTGATGTGGGTATTAACTACACCGTCACACTAGGTGCGGGCTCAACCATGACTGGCCGTTCTGGCTTTGGTCTAAAGGTTGCTGGCCGTGCTACTGCTTCTGCAATGCTACAGGTAATCGGGCTTTCTAATGTCCCCGATAACGCCTTTGGCGATGCGAATCCAAGAGTTGAAGTCCGTCTCGTCCAGCATGTCGATTCGTACACTTCAGCAGCACAAAGCTAAGGGAGGTATAGAACATGGCTATTAATCGTGCGGATATCGCCAAGCAACTACTTCCCGGCCTGAATGCAATTTTCGGCCTAGAGTATGCAGCCGTTGATGAAGAGGATCGTCCTCTATTCGACATGGAAAACTCTGATCGTGCATTTGAGGAAGAAGTGCTTATGACTGGCTTTGGCGCAGCCCCAACTAAAGCTGAAGGTGCAGCAGTTGTTTATGATACCGCTCAGGAATCATGGACTTCCCGCTACACCGCTGAGACTGTTGCCCTTGCTTTCGCCGTCACGGAAGAAGCAATGGAAGACAATCTCTATGACACGTTCGCAAAGGTCAGGGCTCGTGCCTTGGCCCGGGCAATGGCTCAGACCAAGCAGGTCAAGGCCGCTAACGTGTACAACAACGGTTTCACTGCTGGCTATGTCGGTGGTGATGGTGTCGTGCTGTTCTCAGCCGCCCATCCCACTGTCGGCGATGGCAATCAGTCAAACCTAGAGACTGCCGCTGATCTATCAGAAGGCACCCTCGAAACCGCAATCATCAACACTCATAAGATCAAGGATGATCGTGGTATCTTCATCGGTGCTTCCCCAGTCTCACTCCACGTGGCCCCGGATGGCCAGTTCGATGCAGATCGAATCCTTGCTTCTCCGGGTCGGCCCAACACAGATTTGAACGACATCAACGCCGTTCGTAATCTGGGCCTTATTCCTAACGGCTACTATGTCAACCGTCGTTTCACCGACGCAGACGCATGGTTCCTACGGAACGACTGTCCCAATGGTACAAAGATGTTCATGCGAGCACCTCTTGCCACGAAGATGGAGCCAGACTTTGACACCGGTAACCTTCGCTTCAAGGCCCGTGAGCGTTATAGCTTTGGCTGGAGTGACTGGCGTCAGTGGCGAGGCAACAAGGGCGTCTAATAAACCCTTGTTAAATCTCGTACACTAAGATTAGGGGGAATTCCAGTTGGAGTTCCCCCTTTTTCTGTTTATACTCAGGGGAACAAAGGATTAATTAATCATGGCAACAAATGTAAAAGCCTACTATGTCAGCGCCTCGACAACTCTTACAGATGCGGGTGGAAGACTCCGTGGTCTCAATATCGTAGGTAACGGGACAGCAGCTTTGGGAAAGGTTGTTCTCAGAGAGGGCGGTCAGACCGACGGCAACATTGTTCTAGAGGCCCCCACAATGACCAACGGAAGTAATGACATTTTCGTACCAGAGAGCGGCATCCGTTTCAACGATGGACTCTACATCGCTGTCCCAACCTCGGTACACGCCCTAGTATTAGTAGGCTAAGTAGATGGCAAAAATGCCTAGCCTTTCAGTTAAACGTGGGGAAAAACTATCCACTTCCAAAGGTGCGGGTCTGACAGAAAAAGGCGTGGCAAAGTACCGCCGTGCCAACCCCGGATCTAAACTTAAAACTGCGGTGACTGAAAAGAAACCTTCCGGGTCACGGGCAAAACGAAGAAAAAGCTACTGCGCAAGATCTGAGGGTCAGAAGAAAATGCACAACATTGACTGCTCAAAAACCCCTAAGAAAAGAATCTGTGCAGCCAGAAAAAGATGGAGATGCAACTAATGAGTATGCCTACGATCACAGTCATTATCGAAAACGGACCAGAACAGTATGAAGAACAGGAAGTTGAAATCTATTGCCCCACGGCAACCCAAGATGAGACCCTAAACGAAGCCAATAAAGAAGCTGCTATTCAGGATCATTCTTACGGACCCACAGACATCTCCGATAAGCGATGTGGAAACTGTGGTTACTTTAACATGACCAAGGCAATGCTCGATTGTATCGGCGACACCATGGAAGAAGACGTTGTGAGCGAAGCATCACATGGCTACTGTCAACTGTTTCATTTTAATTGTCTCGCAAAAAACGTATGTGATTCTTGGATGAAGGGTGGTCCAATCACTGACCACATCGAGGAACCACAGGATGACGAAACAATGCTAGGCAAAAGGTTTATCTAACGGTGACCGTAGGATCACAATCACCATGTCAGTAATATCTAGATCCAGCGTATCAAAGCAGCTAGTCTCTGGAAAGAGGAAGAAACCCTCTTATAAAAA